AGCATCTCGATCATTAAAAACCCCGCTCGTACATTGTCTTAATCTTAATAATGCTGTCAATGGATTAGGTATATCCTCTAACTCTTCTATGTTATCAATTATATTCCATCTTATTTTCTTATATAAAGAGGATTGCTTTTTACTCATCTCTACATATTCAATCTGCTTAATCTTATCTGGAAGATCTAAAACTTCATCTTTCTTCCTTCTTAACATTACTTTATTTAATTTTCTATTAAGATCTGACTCATTCTTTCTACCTACTACTTGATAACCACCATATCCACCCATTATGCAATAAGTATTTCTGAACTGCCAAAAATTCATCTTTTCTACTTCTAACCAACCTAAAATATTCCATAAATCAGTAACATCATTCATTATAGGAGTACCTGTCAATCCTATTTTATACTTAGGATTTAACTTTCTCAACCCCTTCCCTTGAGCTGTATTACCTCCTTTAGCTTTATGTATCTCATCTACAATTATCATACCTATTATATCACTACTTATATAATCTTTCAATGTCTCTATTATTTCATCTTTTCTTAAACTCTCTATATTTATAATTCCAAAAAATTCTTTACCCCAATTTTTAAGATTTTCATTTCTATCTACAATAGCGGGTGCATCAAAAACTACTACATCCTCCTCACTATGTAATTTTACCTCTTTTTCCCAATTATATTTTACTGAATTAATACCACAGATTATTAAACACTTCTCAACTTCTCCCCGATCTTTCCTTGCTACTGCAATATCTATTGACTGCTTAGTTTTTCCCAGACCTTGCTCATCAGCTAATAATAGATTTTCTTTTTCTAATCCCGCATTAAATCCTTCAATTTGGTGAGGATATGGCTTTAATTTAAATTCAAAATCTATTACAGGCTTAATATTCCTTAATCTTTCTTTAATCTTTACCTCTTTTTTCTCTCCCTGATCCTTAAAATAATTATTTACATCTTCATCTTCTAACTCTACCTTTATATTATCTTCTCCAAACTCTTCTATTAAACTATCAATCTCTGCTAAAGGAACTACCCACGCTTTATGATCAGGTAAATACCATCTTCTTGCTAAATTCTTAACTTTTCTAACATATTCAGGATTATAATCAAACTTAACTTGCAAACTCTTCTCTTCTTGATCAATAACAGGAACTTGTACCTCATTTCTCAATAATCTAATCACTTTTACCACTCCTTATTATACTACTATCTATATAATATTATATACTAAGTATTATAATATGTCAATACTATTTGACACCTCAATTTTGCTCCCTTATACAATACCTTATATAATCTTATATAATATCTTTATCAAATACTATTAGTTATAATATGTTAGTATATAGACAGCAAATTTGACGGGTCAAATACCAATAATTTCTAATTTTAACAAAAAAAAATACTAACCACTAAAGATTAGTAGTTAGTATTATCATTGCAATAGCTCCCACAACAGCTCCTTTACTCATCCAACCTAAATTATCAGATAAACTCGGCTTATTATTGTCAGCTAACAATTGTAAATCTTCTATTTGATTTTCTTGCTTATTTATTAGATCCTCCTGCAATTCTATTTTCTTATTCTTTTCATCTATAACCTCATTCTTTAACTCTAAAACTAAATCAACCTTAGCCCTCTCTTGCTCTATAATAGCTTTTAATTCAGGTATTTGCTCATTTTCTTTCTTTAAGCGATTAATCTCATTGATAAGTTTTTCAGCACTCTCATAGCTCAATTTAAAGCCATCTCCAGTATCTACTAAATACTCATAATTATCACTCGCTATGGAGATCTTTGAGAAGGTTATCAAGAGCATTGCCAACATTATCATTACCACTAATTTTTTCTGCATCTGCTCCCTCCATTTCCTTTATTTTCTTATCATGCTTATCCTTTAATTTCTTATAATTCTTTACAGCCTTCTCAGCATCCTTCTCAGCCTCTTTAATAACTTCCTGACTCTCAGCTAACTCTTTTTTATCTACTTTAATTTCTTTCTGCCTTTCATCTACTTTACGCTCCACATCTTTAGCCCATTTATTTTTTCTGCCAAAAACTAATGCAGTTAAAAGTGTAGCAATTCCTGCCAATACAATTAAAGCATAATTTTTTATTTTATCCATTTATTTAACACATCCCTACCACCTGTTAATGTTGTAGCAAATCCTAAACTCCACTTAGCAAATGAATATTCTTTAAAATAAAATGCAAAACAGGCTAATGTTATAGCTATAGACGCTGTAAAATAGGTGAATAAGACTTCTTTTCTATCTTCTACACCATTATTATTCCTATCCATTTAAAGCCCTCCTAATACCTTAAATATGTCTCCTACATTCATCCCTAACATGAATAAAAAGCCTGCACCTAATATTCCAATCAATAATAAAAGCATCCTACTATTTTTATTTAAGAATAATTTTATTATAGTACTATCTAAACCCTCTTTATCTCTATATTCATCTGCAACTTCATTTGCTACCAATCTATTACCTATCTCTTTTAGCTCTATTACAATATTATCTAAAGTTAATTCAATTTTATCTATTTTCTCATCAAACTTCTCTAATATGAGATCTATTTTAGCATTCTCTTTACTAATCTCTGTCTGCTTATCTTCGATTTTATCCATTCTTTGATTATTCTCTTTTAATGTAGATTGAATTTCAGCTATTTTCTCATTGATCCCTTTAAATCTTTCCTTGCAAATTTCCTCCACTACAAATCACTCCTGAACTTATCCATATCTATTCCCGGACACAATGTATTTTGATCTGGATATTCATTATGCCCCATAACATTCTCTTTAGGTATATTATAAGCACTCATCATCTGCCTAACTAATTTTAAAGCCTCCTCATACTGCTCATTTCCTATCTCTTCTTCATTAAATCTACCAATAAGCATAACACTTATAGTATAGCTATTATTACCGCCTACACTCCATCTCATCTCATTTGCATATCCTGTTTTATAAATAATTCCATTTGGAGCTACTATATAATGATAACCAATTCCCGGCCACTTATGGCCATTAACATGGTAATCAGCAAAATCTTTTATAGTCTCAATTCCTTTAAAATTATTACTAAAAGATGCACTATGATGTATATCTATATGAGTAATCTTACTTACATCTCTTTTTGGATATTCGCCTTTACTAACCAACTTATCTCTAATATCTCTTACATCCATTTTTATCCTCCTTAAATAAAAGAGACAGAAATTAATCTGTCCCTAATTCATTATCAAATTTTTCTCATCCTCTGTTATCCAACCTCTGCTGACGGCATTATTTAAATGCACTTCTGTAATTTTACCTTCATTATATAAGCCCTCTAAATACTTAGCCTTGCCTGATAACATATTACATACCTCCTAAACTATCTACTACTAACTGATCTACTGCCTCTTTAAGATCAGCTAAACCAAAATCATCTCTTCCTATCATTTTATCAATTACTTTTTTCTTTTCCTCTATTAATTTTTCATTCTCTCTCTTCTCTTTAGCCCAATTATAATAGATATTAAAATTATTATTTACCTCTACCTCATCAATATTTTTACTGATCTCATCTCTATTAAATTTAACTTCATCTGCAACCCACTCTAATCTCTCTTCTCCATTTTCCTCTACAACTGTCTGACTTGTAATATTTTTTCTAAGATAAAAAACATCTCCAATAACTTTAACAGGCTCTAACTCTTTAGCAGACTTTACCAATATTATTCACCCTCTCATATTCTTTTATTTTATCTTCCAATGGCTTAATATATGCTTGCTTTAAATTATAACCATTACACCACTTTATCCACCCTAAATAAGAATTAATTGAACTATAATCACTATCATTTAACTTATCTTTTTTCCATAAATTCCTCATCTTCCTTTTAAAAGTCTTAGCTGTACTTTTCCTCAACAATGTGTAATTATTAAAACTTCTATACCCCAAAAAATCCAATCCTCTTACATAAGTAGGAAATACTTGCCAATTCCCTTTTATAGATAATTTTAAATTCTCCCTCAAATACTTATCTATCTTCCTTCTTAATTCGTGTAATTTTTCTTTACTCTTATTAAAAATAACTATGTCATCCATATACCTATAATAATATTTACATTTTAATTCTTCTTTACACCAATGATCAAAATAAGCTAAATAAATATTACCACTCCATTGACTTAAATAATTTCCAATAGGTATATTTTCATCACCTTCTGTACTATCAATTATCTCATCTAAGATCCATAATAAATCTTTATCTTTAAATATCTTCCTATAAATTCCTTTTAAAATATCATGATTTATAGAAGGATAATATTTCTTTATATCTAATTTCAAGCAATACTTAGTATTCTCTTTATCTTCCATTGCTTTATGAACTCTATCTAACCCTAAATGTATTCCCCTATCTGGAATAGCAGAATAGGTATCATATATTAATTTTTTCTGTAATATAGGCTCAATAACTAACATTATAGCCCATTGAGCTATCCTATCAGGAAAATAAGGTAACTTATAAATTTCCCTCTCTTTTCCATCATCATTTATCATCTCTATTTCATATTCAGATGTCTTATAATTTTTATTTAACATTCTATCTTGTAATTCTTTTAAATAATATTGCTCATAACCTTTCATCTCTCTTACTTCCTTATAATGCTTTTTACCTTTCTGAGCATTCTTATGAGCTAATTTTAAATTTTCCATACTGCATATTTTCTTATATAAATTGCCATATCTTTTAATAAATAACCATCCTTTGTGTTATGAGCCGAGTCTTCGAGAATAAACCTACCAACACAGCTATATTTTATTCGTTTTGTATTTTGCCAAGAGGCAAGGCAAATAACTTATATTATTAAAATTTTCACCTTTGATTAAATACACAAAGTAGGTGAGTGGAAATATTCCGATTCGAATTCGAAGTAACATTATTCAGATTCCAATAGAAAGTACCTGCTTGGAGACCATTATTCCAATTCGTACCAACATGGGTTACTAAGTTATTTGCCTATAAATCTATATTTAATTTTTTTTACTTAATTAGTACATTTACTCCTGTGGTATATAAAGGAGGCGAGCGGAAATATCCCGAATCGAAGCCGAAGCAACATTACTCAGAGTCCAAAAGAAAGCACCCGCCCGGAGACCATGACTCCAAGCCGCACCAACACGGGCTATATTAACTTCACCTGCATCATGAGACCAATGATAATCAGTAATATGAGTATTACTTGTACCTCCTGTACTCTTAGGTATAAATGCAAACTCAAAATCACTTAAATACTGTAGATTATCGACATATCCATCACTATCAGTTAAAGGACTAACATTTATATGATTATATCCGCTACCTGTATCATTGAAATTATTATGATCATCTTCAAAGTAATATCCATCATCTTTAATAATAAATCCATCTGCAAACTCCCATGTATTACCATAAGGATTTTCTATCCCTCTATAACTGAAAGGATATGTCTCACTTGCACCTGTAGCTCCATTATCTAAAGCACTTTTTATTACTTCCCCGCTATGATTTCCTAAACTATCAGTATATCCTGTATTCTGACTATGATTTCCTGTACCGCTATCTAAATTAGTAATACCTTCTGACAATGCAGATTGTAAATTAAATGTACCATACTCAATTATCATTAATCTTTGAATTAAACTGGTAACTAATAAACCTCTTTGAGTCCAGCCTGCTCCTCTTGCCTCAGCATAACCTCTAAATTGACCTATTGTATATTCTGTAGTAGGCTGTACGCTAAATATACTTCTCATCTTTCCTCCGCTTACATTACCTTCTACAGCTCCTATATAGATCTTATCTTTAACGCTACCATCTCTATAGAAATTTGGCTCAATTTCATATCCCGCTTTTTTACCATCCGCTACCCAAAATTCAAATACTTCTTCACCGCTACCATTTGTATAATGATCTGTTTTATAATAATGCTTAACCATTTCAACCATTACCTGACCATTACTACCATCTGTAGCAAAATCAGGATCTCCATAATAAGCATTAACTACTCCCTTATCAGATAAATTACATCTTCTCATCTCTGAATAAGGATAAACATCATCAAAATCAGATAAATGCTCTCCAGTAGTACCCGCTCCCTGTACTTCTAATCCCTGAGCATCTCCTAATCTTGTATAAGTATCAGTAGTTTTATTCCATCTTAAACCATATTCTCTTACCCGCTTTATCTTTTCATCATTAATTACTGACTCCCAAACAGCATCATCTACTGTATTATCCACTAAAATATAAATATTTTTATCATAAATCCATAATGTACCTACTTCATGATCATAATCATTAATAGTAGGCTTTGAACTTGCATTCACCTTTTTAATACCATCAGCCTCAGTTAAAACTAAATTCCAATTACTCCAAGAACTGCCTGTATAAAATCTAAAATAGATCTCTTTAGTACCTAATGTGAATGCATATTGTACTACCCTTCCTTCATTCGCAATAACTAATATTAAATATAACTCATTATTTACTGGTGCATTTGAAGGGTTTTCTGCTACATAAAAGCCACTATTCAATGCATTATTTATATCTACAACACTTGACGCCTCTTCCTTAACTGTTCCACTATCTAAACTATTAAAAAACTGATCTATCTTATCCCAATTATTATTTAAAAGCAGATCTATATTAAATGTATCATCACCATCAACTGTAGGATCTACCTTATATAAATCTAAATTACCTGTATAACTTGCCATTTATAAATTACCCCCCGCAAAATTACTTAATTTTTTACTACTAATTTCATTAATTGTCATTACACTAACCTCTTCTACCAATAAATACCTAAACTGATATAAAATATCTAAATGAGAAGGTTTTATATCTTCCAAACTACTTTTTATATCTTCTAAATTATCGGGAATGCCAAAATCATCAATAAATTTAATTGTATATTTATATGGATAATAATAAATCCATTCCCTTTCCTTTTCCCCTTCAAATAGATATAAATTCTTAAACACAAAATCCCCTAATATATAATTAGATAATTCAATTTTTATATATCTCGTATTTTCAGGTGTTTTAAATTCTTCTACAGCACTTCCACTTGATTTATAAATAAGATCGCTAATTAAATCCTCATTATTATTTAAAAAGCTAACCTTTATATAACTATTTGCATCTTTACCTGAAAATTTACTTAAATATGAATTATTAATATCATTTATACTCATATTATT